AACAGGCATATATCCAATATTGCCAGAAATCAAATTAGAGTATGGGCAAGATTGGACCAAAAGCATTTACAAAGTGAAATACCCGTTAGATGAAAATTGGATAAGAGAAAAGTTCGAACACCCACCACAAGGAGTTGGCAGGAAAACAACTCTGACGATAATGACTATCGACAATTTAAAAGAAAAAGGGTTGGATGAAACTGATTTGAGAATAATGGGAATGAACATTGGTTGGATGGAATTTGCTGTGGCTGGCTGGATGCTGTGGCGTATGATAGTGCCTCAGAATGTAAAAACATGGGCTGAAGAAAACGACGTATTCATGATACCATTAAAAGACCTAAAGAACAAAATAGGAGGATTTTTAGATGATGTAAGAAGGTGTGCTGCCGTTAATTCAAAATATACAAAAGAAGAAAATATTGAAATTGCTGGACATCTCAGAAAACTAACAAACATTAGCGGAAGAGATTTATTACCAGCTGATTTTGAGCAGGAAAAAGAGAGGACAAATCCCAAATATGCAGTAAGAATGTACCCAGAAAGAAGCAGAAAGACTATGTCCATTAAAAAATGGTGGGAAAAAACGAAGTGGACAATGCAGGAATTAATACATGAAATAATCAACCAAATGATAGAACAAGGAAATCTAAGAACAATAACTAACTGGTGGAAACAAAGAATTGCATGGACACCAGGTGGTTCATCAAGCAAAAGACATAATCTTGATGTGTATAAGGAGAGTGACAAGAGAATACAGAAGGAAGACCGCCCCAACAAAAAAACCGTGAGCGAAACACTTGACATAAATGACCTCAGAGATTGGGTGTACAGCAAACCCAGGGGAATAGCAAGAGTAAGCACAAAACCAGAACCTGGTTTTAAAAGGCGAGCTCTGTATGCACAAGATGATGAAAGCACATATATAGCATCATACGCTTCAGTAGATTTTGAAAAATGCATGAACATTGGAGGCATGGTAGCTAAGCAAACTCCTAAAGATGTGATTGAATGGATGAATGCCACAAAAAAGGGACATAACAATGACAGCAGAATATGGGTGTCACTGGATTATTCAGACTTCAACAAAGAACACAGCAAACTATTATTAATGCTACTCAACGTTATAATCTGTCAAGAATGGCTCAAAAGGAGACATGAAAGGAGCCAAGACATAATTATAAGTAAAGCTATATGTAGTCTATGGACAGCAAAATCCCATATCAATGCTTGGACAAGATATCCAGGGGAAGACTTTGTTAAAGACTATAGCGGATTATGGTCAGGACATAGAGATACAGCTAGAGACAACACTTTGTTACACCTAGTATACAGCAGAATGGTAAGGAAAGCAGTGTTGGAATGTACTGGGAAAAAATGCAACATAGAATACATGGGAATATGTGGAGATGATGAAGATG